TAATTAAAAATGCTCCAGATGTTAAATTAGAAATGTCTCCTGTTGAAACTAAAGACATGGGTCAGTTCTTTAAAGATAAAGCAGCAGGAGTAACAGAAAAAGTTACAGAAAAAGTTGCTGATAAAACTTTATTAGGTCAAGTAGTAGATAAAGGTAAGGAAGCTATATTAGAAGCTCCTAAAGACCTTATAGGCGGAACTGTGACTAGTGTGTTAGGAGGAGTTAGAGAAGGAATAGCACGTACAATATCTCCAGAACCAGAAGTTCCTTACAGCCCTGAAGTAGCAGACTTTTTAAGTGAAGGTGCTGCTACAGGCTATACTAAATATAACGAAGTAGACTTTTCAAAATTATCTCAATATAATGATGCAATAGGAAGTCAAGCTGGTATTTATGCCAATCCTTTACACACTGTACAAACTATGACAGACAACTCATTTGGATTAAATACTTTTGAATATTGGAAATCTCAAGGATTTGCTAATACAACAGGAAAATAATAATGATGCAAGAAAAACAATTTAAAGATTTTGACCAAGATGGATTAGAGTTTTTAGCTAATAATGGTAGACCCATTCCCGGTTCATCTTTAACTAATAGTCCTGATACTCCTTATGCATGGGAACAACCACCTCAATTTACAGAACTATCACCTGCAATAGACGCTTTGTTTTTAGAACTCACAGAGCCTGAAGCTTATCATTCTATTATGGACTTAGTAAGAAATAGAATGCCTGTGGGAGATATAGCACAAGTATTACTTACAGATGGTTTTCAAAAAGGAATGTGGAATCCTGATTTATTAATGTTACTTATTGAGCCTACTATGTTTATGATTATTGCACTTGCAGAAAAATCAGGAATACAAGAGTATGTTACATATGAAGGAGAAGAAGATGAGCCAGATGATGAAGAAGAACAACTGTCAGGTATTCAAGAAGCTATTGAAATTGCAAAAGATAAAATAGTTCCTAAAGCAAAAGCTGGAGTATTTCCAAAAGAAATAGAAGAAAGATTAGAAGAATTTACACCTCCAGAACAACCAAGTTTATTAGAAAAACCAGAAACAAATCAACCAGAAAGTATATTAGGTAGAGAGGAATAACATGGCAATAGAACAATTAGGAGAATCTTTACTAGCTCAAGCTAGAAGCAAAAGAAAAAAACAAGCAAGAAAAGCTAAAATTTTTACAGGTTTAATGTTAGGTGTTAAAGTAGGTAATGAAGTATTAAGACGTAGAGCAGATAAAAGGTGGAAAGAATTAAATTCTGGGTATAGCACACTTATTAATTCAGAAACTCAAAGATTAAAAGAAGGTGTTGAATTTTGGAAACAACATAAAGATTTATTAGATGAGCAAAATTCTTCACACGCACAGTGGAAAGATGCTTATACTGCGAGAGAACGTAAAAAATTAATTGATAAATATAAATTATCATCTAATAATAATACTATTGAAGAAATTAACACTATTGTTAATTCACAAGTAAAAGATGATTTAGAAGCATATCAGAAAAAACTTGATGCTTATAGTCAGTTTAAAACTTATAATGATACTGAAAAAGATAAGGCTAGGTATCTTGCACCTGTTGCTAAAGTTATGAGAGAAACAAAAGAAGCTATTGATAAAAATGCTACTGTTGGTGGGAAAATAGCATCTTCTTTAGGATTTGATAGATATCAAGTTGATATGGATAAAGAAATTAATAAAGTTCAAGTTGCTGGAAATATCGATAGTGATGAGAAGCAAAGATTTGTAAACTTTTTAACTACTTCTACAGATAACATGACTAAGTTAAAAGAAGCAGACAAAAATGTTAGTTATGAATTAGTTATGGACGAACAACAACTATCTAGATTTAAAACTGCAACAACTTTTAAAGTTGATAAAGATATAGAAAGTTTTACAACAAAATATTTAGACGCAGAATTGACTGAAGACCAAAGAAATCAAATGGCTACTATTACTACAGAGTTTAACTTGATAGACAAGCCGGACAGTAAAATTGAAGTAAATTATTACACTTTATCTGATAGTTTAAATCCTATTGCTGTTAAAGGTGAGTCAATGTCTCAAAGACAGTTATTCCAAAGAGATGTGGACAGAGTAGCCTCAATCAAAAAGTCTATTTATAAAGCTAATGCAGGAGGAATAGAAGGATTTGGTGAAATGCCTAGCGATATAGAAATTGTACAAGAAGCTTTAGATTCTATAGTAGATAGAAACAAATTAGTTTTATCGGCAAATCCTGTAGATAGATTTGTTCGTAACGATACTAAAGCAGAGTTTCAATATAATAGATTAACTGGAGAAGACTTTGCAAATATTGCAAGTGAGAGACCTTCTAAAATACCTGAAAATACTTCTTATGAGTTATCTGAAGAAGCTAATGAATTAGTAAACACTCCAGTGCAAGAAGGAAAAAAACCTACCTTTGAAAATATAACAGCTTCACAAACTATTACTTTAGCTAAAGCTTTATCAAAAGACGAAACTTTTATAAATGAGTCTGTTGAATATATTACAAATTCTTATGATAGTATGCTAAATAAATTTGCTAAAGATGATGTAGCGAATAGAACATTAATACAAAATGAACTTGACAAAGTTTTAGATATGAAACAACGAGGACCAGTAGATAGTAATAAAGTTATGGATATGAAACAACGAGGACCAGTAGATAGTAATAAAGTTATGGATATGAAACAACGAGGGCAGGAAGGCAAAGGTGATATAACTGAGTTTGCAGTTCCTACTCAAGAACAAATTAATAGTTTAAAAGGTCAACCAAAAATATTAGTAGAAAAATCTTTACAAGAATGGAATAAAGTAAGTAATCAATTAGAAAATACTGAAGATTTATCCCCAAACAAAATTAGAAATTTAAATGTAAAAAAAGAAAGATTAGAAAAAACTATTGAAACTAATTTAGATAGACCTACTATTTCAGTTCCTGATAGAGAAGTTATTGAACTAAATCGTAAATTAAAAGCATTACAAAATAGAAAAAGATTCCAAGCTAATAATTTAACAACTTCACAAATAAATGAATTAGATAAAGACATATTAGAAATTCAAAATAAATTAACAACTTTATAATAGTTTAAAATGACAGATATTCTTAATCAATATATAGATAAGTACTCTACTTTACTTTCTACTCCGGAAGTTGAAACTGAAGAAGAAAAAAGAAAAAGAGAAGAAAAAGAAAGATTAGAGGCTATGCAACAAGAAATAGTTGTTAGTCAAGAACCTTTAGAAGTTGATGATATAGATATACCTGACAATGAAGTTGATTTTAATCCTGATAAACAAATAGAAGAAGTTGTATCTCCAGTTCAAATTACAGAACCAAAACCAAAACCTGTAGAATCAAAAGGTAGTGATTATTATTTAAATTTATATGCTTCTAAAATTATATCAGGTCAAGTTGATGAATCTGCTTTAGAAGATAAACCTACTACAGGACAATTAACTGAACTAGGAGTTAAGTTAGAAAAAACTACAATAGGTAATTTGTTTAACTTAGCTAAAGCAGGAGTTTTAAGTATAGGAAATAGTGATAGCTTTCAAGAAAATATTCAAGCTATAGAAAAAGAAAGAACAGATAAAATATTTAAACAGATTGAAGAAAAATATGGTACAGATTTTAGACAGTATGAAAATGATTTAGCGGTAATGGGTGGAAGAGCTGTTGTAGCTTTTGCAGACCCAGTAACATTTTTTGTACCTTGGGCTAAGATTGCAAAAGTTGGTAAGTTAGGAGCTTCTGGAATAGGAGCAGGTATAGCTTCTGCAGACATGGCTTTATATGAGTATGCTACTCACGGAGAAGTAAGTCCTAATAATGTATTGTTTGCTGCAGGATTAGGCGGAGCATCTTCATTTGCAGGAACAATATTAAATAATAAATTATATGCACCTAAAGATAAAAATATTAATTTAGGTAAAGTAGATGATAGTGTTGAAGATGTTATAGTTAAAAGTTCTGCTAAAGATGAGGTTGTTGTTAAATTAAATTTAAAAGAAGCAGAAGATTTAGATGATGTTACTTTAAAAATCGCATCACAAAACAATGCTTTAATAAAAGAAATGGAAAGTTCTGTACATCTAAAATCTATGTTAGATAAAGCTAACAAAGATATTTATAATTTTAAACAGGCTGAAAAATTAGTTAATAAATCTTTTGATGAAACTGGATATAATTCTAAAAATAAATTAGACCTTTTTCCTGTAACTAAAAGTGAGGTTTATAAATTTGCAGGAATATCTCCACAAAAATATACAGCACTAAAGAAAAAGTTTAACGATGCTAATTTTTTTAAAAGCGAACAACTTCCTGAACTATTAATGAAAGTTTCTAAAGGTCAAGTTAAGTTATTAGATGATACATTAATAAGACTTGCAAAGACTCCAAACTATGAATTAACAGAAAATTTAATGACTGGAGTTTTACAAAATTTTACAAGACCTTTATTGGGAAGTGGTATTGGTTTTGCAATTGGAACTTTTGTAGGCGATGAAGATGAAGATACATTACCTATTTCATTTATGTTAGCTGGTGCAGGTTTAGGTGCAGCACAAAGAGCTATACAAAAAAATTCATACATAACTGAAGCTATGAAAGAAAGCGGTACAGCTTATCTTAAAAACGCTCAAATGATTACTCTTCATAATTTTTTAAAAACAAGCACTGCTGGAGGATTAACAACTAGAAATATAGCTCACGGTGGGGAAAACGAAACTTTAGCACGTATGTTGTTTCATGTACAAGATGGTAAACAAAAAAATATTATAGGAGCTGAACAGGCTTCGGATGCAATGGCTGGATATTTTTATAAACGTGTAGGAGAAATAATAGGTAATACTTCTTTACATGAACAAAGAGCAGCCTTTAGAATTATAAGAGAATTAGATACAGAAGAAAATATTATAAAACAGTTTACTTTAAATTCTGATGAAATTACAAATGTTAGAACTTTACTTAAAAACGTAGATGTATTTAAAAAAGAATTTGGGCAAGACTATTCTAGAAGTGCTGGAGTAAACTTTGGTAATATTGCAAACTATGGATTACCTCAATTTTATAATCAAAAAATTATTACTGACCCAACAGGATTTAAAAAAGCTATAAAAGAAGCAGTTAAAGAAGAAAGTTCAGAAGCACTAGCTAGACTTAAATCTAAAAAAGGTGTTAAAGAACACAATAGAATATTAAACGAAAGAGTTAAAGATATTTTTGATAACATGACTGGTCGTGGTGCTAAAAATATATTTGGAGATGATGAAAAATTTACAGGTATTCCTTTTCTTAAAAACTTTGAAAAGAAAAGATACTTTAAAAAGCTTAAAGCTGTTAAAAAATTAGAACCTTATTTGGAAGATAATATACATAATGTTTTAAATACTTGGGTTCAAAACGGAACAAGAGGAATTGAGTTTGCACGTAAGTTTGGTCAACGTGGAGAAATGTTAGTTACTTTAAAACAAGGACTAAAAAATAAATTAAGAAACGGTGAAATTTCTGAACAACAATATATTGATAAAAGAAACTTATTATTAAATTCAACTAACGCTTATTTTAAAACTTACGGTATTACTAAAGGATTACACGATGCTCACAAAACAGGAATGTCTTTACTTACATTTTTAAGTAACACAACTATGTTACCTAGAGCTGCAATAGCACAGCTTGGTGATTTTATACAGCCTTTTCAGAATAGTAGTTTAGGTGCAGCTTCTAAAGCTATGTTAGCTGGATTAAAAAAAGATACTAACTACGCTTATCAGCTAGGAATTGCTAGGGGAAAAAGTACAACTTTAGAAAAAGACGTAGAAGCTTTATATTCTGCAGCAGTAAATCCTTTAAATAAATTACAATCTGACTTAGGAGAAGCTACAAGATTTTTCTTTAAATATAATGGTATGGCTCCGTTAACCGATAAAAGTGCTAGGTTTGCTTTTAATACAGGAATAATAGATGCTTTTGGCATGGCAAAAAAATATGCTAATGCAAAAAAAATAAGTTCTACAGTTAATAATAAAATAAAACAAATGGGTTTAAGTAAAGATGAGCTTAAAGTTTTAAATAATTTTACATCTATTGAAAAAGCTTTTGAAAATAAAACAGCTTTAGGAATTTTATTAAAAGCTGGAAATAAAATTAAAGATAGAGATGTTGGTGTTCCTACAGCAGGAAACAGAATGTTATTTGCACAAAGTCAAAATCCTTATGTTCGTTCTTTAGGATTGTTTTTATCTTGGTCACAGTTTAAATCAGCACAGTTAAATTCTTTAGTTAATAGAGTTGAAGATGGTGATGTAAAATTAGCAATGAAAATGTTAGGTGCTGTAACTGTATTTGGTGGGGTAAGAGAATTACAAATCATGGCAAGTCCTTCACAAAAATATTATGAAGAGCATGAGCCTGATAATTTTGGTCCTAAATGGTGGCAAGAAGCAGCGTCTTTAGCAGGTACTATAGATTGGAGAATTGAAAAATTTGCAAGATTTTTTGCAGGTCCTTCTCAGCAAAGTCCTGTTTTAAATTTAACACCTGTGTTGTCTGAAGCAGATGCATTATTCAAAGCACCTGTTAAAATATATAAAAATTTAGATGAAGGGGATTATGAGGGAGCTTTAATACAAGCTGTTAAACCTACACCTTTTAGAGAAGTGGTTAATGTTTATAATAGAATAGCTGAAGAACCTTTAGAAGATAAACCAAAAGAAGAAGAAGTTAAAGTAGATATTAAAGCAGGTTTTTCAACAGGCGGACTAGTAGAAGGTAAAGACGATGTACCCTACACAAAAGAAAACCCTGCTGATAGAGTAGACCCTAATACAGGTAAGCCTTACTCTGACCAGATGGCTAGGCTTGGATTAGCTGAAGGTGGTGGAGATATGACACGTGTAGATGGAACAAAAAAATCTTCACAAGGCTGGTTAGGTCCTATAAAAAATAATGTAACAGGACAAATTATGACAGAAGTTTCTATGGGAATAGGACCTGAAGATAAACAAAAATTAATACCATTATTAGTTCCTACATTAAATCAAAAAGAAATAGAAATATTACAGAATATGAAAATAGAAGGAAACATAAAAAATATTCCACAGTCAATAAAAGATAAAGCAGTACAACATGCTAAACAAAGAGAGGTAGAAGGATTAAATGTTTTTTACGAATAAAAATAAATTAGATATAGAACTTTGTAAAGCTGAAATAAAGAGACACGAAGGCGAAGTGTTAGAAATTTATATGGATAGTCTAGGATATAAAACTCTTGGAGTTGGACACCTCTGCCAACCTAACGACCCGGAATATGATTGGGAAGTTGGCACACCTGTCACACAAGAAGTTGTAGACATGTACTATGAGGATGACTTTGAAAAGCATTATAAGGAAACCATACATGTCTTTGGTAGCGAGGAAGACTTTGAAAAGCTACCAGAAGTTATAC